CGGTGGCTTGACCGACACTATGCCCGCTGCCCCTGCGTGGCAAACACCTATCGCTGCCGTAACCAAGCAGAACATTACCGCAGGACGTATCTTTGTTCGAGCAATTCCAGGTATCTCACTTCGAGCCGTTGAAGGTGTCCAAATCGACACCCCCGCCGACAACGAGGTCCTGGCTTATGACTCAGCAACAGGAATCTGGACCAACGTCGCCCCTGTTGACCTAGGCCTCATCGGCCCTACTGGTCCAACGGGTGCCGCTGGAGCTACAGGTGCAACGGGTCCTACTGGAGCAACAGGTGCTCAAGGTCCTGCTGGTACATCTATCAACTTCCTTGGAACTAAGGCTACGGTTGGCGACCTCCCAAGCTCAGGTAACACTACTAACGACGCTTGGATTGTTGAAGCTGACGGTGACCTCTACGTCTGGGACGGTTCTCAGTGGGACAATGTCGGACAGATTGTTGGACCTCAGGGTCCGACTGGAGCAACTGGTGCTGACTCAACCGTCCCTGGCCCAACTGGCCCTACGGGTGCGACGGGAGCTACAGGTGCTACTGGTGCCACTGGCCCCACTGGAGCGACGGGTGCTCAGGGACCAACAGGTCCGACTGGCTTAACTGGTGCAACAGGTCCTACTGGTGCAACTGGTGCTCAGGGACCAACAGGTCCGACAGGTGCAACAGGTCTGCAAGGCGAGACAGGTGCAACTGGCCCAACTGGCCCTACAGGAGCACAGGGACCTCAAGGTATTCAGGGTATTCAAGGCATTCAGGGTGCAACTGGTCCGACTGGTGCCACTGGTCTAACTGGTGATGTTGGCCCCACAGGTCCTCAGGGAGACACTGGCCCTACTGGACCGCAAGGTGAAGTTGGACCTACGGGACCGACTGGTGCGACGGGCTCGCAAGGACCTACAGGTCCTCAAGGTGAAGTTGGACCTACGGGACCGACTGGTGCGACGGGCTCGCAAGGCGAGGTTGGACCAACTGGCCCGCAGGGTGAAATGGGGCCAACAGGCCCTACGGGTGCTACAGGTCTAACTGGAGCCACAGGCCCTACTGGTCCTCAGGGTGTACAAGGTGTTCAAGGTATCCAGGGTGAGGTTGGCCCAACTGGTCCAACTGGTGCAACGGGTGCTCAAGGCATTCAGGGCGTAACTGGGCCTACAGGTGCTACTGGTCTAACTGGTGACACTGGAGCGACGGGAGCCACTGGTCCTACAGGTGCTACTGGTGCAACTGGCTCACAGGGTGAGACAGGCCCTACTGGGCCTACAGGTGCTACTGGTCTGACTGGCGATGTGGGCCCAACTGGTCCGCAAGGCTCTCAGGGTATCCAAGGTATTCAGGGTGAAGCGGGGCCAACAGGTCCTACTGGAGCAACAGGTGCGACTGGACCTACAGGTGCTACTGGTCTAACAGGAGCAACAGGTGCGACTGGACCTACAGGTGCTACTGGTCTAACTGGTGACACTGGAGCGACGGGAGCCACTGGAGCGACGGGAGCCACTGGTCCCACAGGTCCTACTGGACCTCAGGGTGTTCCTGGAAACAATGGAGCCGACGGAGCAACTGGTCCTACAGGTGCTACTGGTCTAACTGGTGACACTGGTTTAACTGGTGCACAGGGGAACGCTGCAGGAGCACGATATCGCTACAACGACTCGACAACAATCACCAGTGCATCTGCAGGCCAGTTTAAGTTTAATTCTACCAGTTTTGGTGGAATCACGACAATGGCTATCGGCTCCACTGACTATAACAACAACTCGATGGGGGCTTGGATATCAGCTTGGGATGATTCCACCACGACCACAAACTATGGTTACCTAATCATTACGTCTAATGACAACACCAGGCACGTGATGTTCCAAGTCACGGATATAGTAACAAGCATCACTGGTGGATATTCTGTAGGCGTTGCCTATGTCGGCGGTGATACGTCTCTAGTTAGTCTAGACATCTACTCTATGCAGTTCTATCGAACGGGTGACAAGGGTGCAACGGGAGCAACTGGTGCAACAGGTGCAACAGGAGCCGATGGTGCAACAGGTCCCGCTGGAGCAAGCTTTACGCCTGTCGAAATTGGAAACGTCTCTGTTGACCTGAACAGCTATGTAACTACAGGTGCTTGGCATCAGGCAGCAAACGCCTGGGCAGGAGGTGCCAGCGGTGGCGTCAACTACCCGATTGCGGCAGCAGGTATGCTCACTGTGTGGACAGTCTCTGGGTCAATGGTTTACCAGCAATACCAGACATACGGAACTAGCAACCGAAAGTTCTTCCGTGCTCTATACGCGTCGACCTGGTCAGCATGGATTGAGGAGACACCCACAGCGTCTCCAACCCTGAGCGGAACAATCACACTTGGCGGTGCATCCGACATTGTTAAGGTTATGACTCACAAGGTTTGGATTTCTCAGACGGCACCAACCTCTAACGTTGCTGGTGACGTTTGGATTACTTGGTAAAATAGAGGCACTATGTCGCTACAAACTGTTACGTTCGGGTCAGCTCAATACAGCAGCTGGACCGCAGGTGCTTCTGGTGAAGACGTTACGTCAACCTGGGATATTTCAGATGACATTACAACTACTGAGGCCCCAACCAGTGGTGCTATCGGAACATACTATCTAGGTGCAAACCCAATCAACCTTGCGACGCTCACAATCTATTGGTGGGCAAACGCAAACCCCTCTACGTCAACACTCGATTTTCAAATCGCTACTGCCGCGTCGGGCTCTGGTGGCTACCAATCAGGTGCTACTAATGCGAATGGAGCAAATACAGCGGCAGCTGCAGACTATTTGAGCCATCAGGGGGCTGTTGTCTATTACGGATTCCAGAAAAATGACACTGGAAATATTCGATTTAGTACGGCTACGTCTTCTGGAAACACTACATACATCAATGGAACCGAATCCACAGCCTGGGCTGGACGAAGAATCTATGCAAGCATTGTCGTTGAGACACTTCCTAATGCCCCCACATCTATTGTTCCAACAACAATAAATAGCACCGCAGTTTATTTAAGCTGGACAATACCAACAGACAACGGTGGTGTCGCTATTAATGGCTACAGGATTCTCAAGCGACTACACACTGCATCTGCCAATGCAAATACAGACTGGTCAATTGCTATTTCAGATACGGGGTCAACCTCAAATACGGCTACCGTAACGGGGCTACTTCCAGGAACGGCATACCGTTTTATCGTTGCAGCACTTAACCCAGTTAGTGATGCACTAGCTACAGCCTCTGGAACTGCATATTCAAGCATGAATGCTCATACAGGAACTCGAAGTGCCGTAAGCGGGTATGCCAACACTACTGGCGGTGTTTACACAACAGCGTGGTTGGCATCTCCGAACATTATGACCTACAACGGAACGGCTTGGGTCAAGGCAAACATCCGAGTTTATGACGGAACAACTTGGGACGCCTGGGGCTCTTAGCCAAATCTCGATAACTTTTTATAGAGTTAAAATTAAGGTTATACACGGATTTTTCGTGAAAAGTCTGTACAACTCGATACATTATTATATAACTCTTGATAGGGGTCTTTATGTCTGAACCAGGACTCGCACTTCTATATGCTCGTGTATCTACGGCCATGCAGGTCAACGATGGTGTTTCGTTGGATGTTCAAGAAAGACAACTCAAGCAAGCTGCTGAACTGTCAGGTTTCACGGACGTCGAGTTTGTTCGTGAAGAAGGACGCTCTGGTAAATCTATTTCTGGTCGTCCAGCACTAACTGATGCACTCAAGCGACTGGACGCGGGGGAGGCTCAGGCGTTGTTCGTAACCCGCATCGACCGACTGGCTCGCTCAACCAAAGACTTCCTGAGTGTGATTGACCGTGCTAACAATAATGGCTGGCGTCTTGTGATGCTCGACCTCAACCTAGACACATCTTCATATCAAGGCCGATTCGTTGTGACCATCATGTCCGCCCTCGCTGAGATGGAACGAGGCATCATTGCTGCTCGCCAGAAGGACGTCCATGAGGACCGACGAAAGCGTGGCATAGTGTGGGGCGTCGACATGGGGCCCAAAAATAAAACCCCCGAAGAGATTCGCCAGAGAATCATCTCCGAGCGAGCTTCGGGGGCTTCTTACCGCACCATTGCGGACGGGCTGAATAAGGACGAAGTCCCTACTCAGAACGGTCGGAAGTGGTATCCGACGACTGTGAAGAATCTGTTTGACCTTCTTCAGAACCCTGAGCAGGAGTGAACTGCCCCTGAACTTCAAGCATAGCTAGGAAGTTTCCAGAGAAGTTATATTCTCCAGCGTGGCTAATCTGTACCCAAGGAGCCGCGTAGACGGTACCGCCAGATTCTCGGTACAAATGACAGAAAGCGTAGTCTTCGGAAAGAAGTACATTTTCTGGTTCGGGTGTAATTAGAGTCGGGAAGAATTCGTGAATAACTTCGCCAAACGCAATGTTTGCAGTGGCGTTCGCATTGTTCCGATACGTCTTAACAAGTGGCACAATCTGCTCAAACGCACGTCTGTGAATGAACAACATTCCAGTCCCAACATCTCGAACAGGAAACGGCTCGTTTCCATGGAACTGCTGTACCTCTGGTAGGAAGTTGATGGCAAAGAATCCAGAATACTTTTCTAGCTCTTCAGCAGGCTTCCCAGCAAGAACAGCTTTACGCACATTCTCCCAGTTAATTGACTTCATCGGATAGATTGCTCCGATAACGTCCTTGCCTGACTCAACCATTCGAACTACGTCTTGGACGTTGAAGCCATGGTCGCCGTCAACAAACAGCAACGCGTCAGAGTTGGACTTATAAAACTCGTGAGCAAGCGTATTGCGAGCACGAGTAATTAGACTTTCATTGGTCATCGATAGATGCCAAACTTCGTGACCGTTCTTTCCTAGAGCTTCCTGAAGCTGCTGTATACAAGCAACATAGACACTCTTAGCATTGCCACCGTACATCGGTGTAGCGATACAAATTTTCAAAATGACTCCTGTCGTCCTTATATTGGGAGGTGCAGGCCAACGACCATATAGACCGCTGGCCCACACACGTGCCTCTCTCCCAAGACACGTTTGTATTCTACATCAATTTATGTAGAAGTCTAGAAGTTCCGAGCAAACCTGGTTGCGGTCTGCCAGTCGACTTCGCTATTAGTAGGAACCGCACGAGGGCTAAGAGTTCGACCAATAATCATTGCTCGTGTACCCTGACCCTCAATCGGAAGACCACGGTCCGCCATCTTGCGGTGGAATGCAATCTGAGTCATCGGCTTCTCGCCACGCTCTTCAGACCACATACGATACTGACCATACAACTGCTTAACAGCCAAAGTCATACCCTCGGCTTCACGAGTCTCTTCGTCCAAGAACATACCGATACGGTCTTCATTCTTGCGATAGATGTCTGCGGCTTCCTTAATTGCAGAACACCAACCAAGAGGGTCTCGCTCAGACGAGTTCAAGTACCGAATAGCACCCTCGACTGCCCAAGCCAAGATTGCAGGAAGAGCACCTTCAGGGTCGAAGAGGTAAGCCTTTAGGTCAGGGTTCGGGACCTCAGGAACATTGCTCCAAGGAATCGGACGAATACGACGCCACATAGCATCATCGTTAATCATCGGGCGGTGGTTAGTTGTTACCCACAGCTTTGCCTGAGACTGGAATGTAAACGGCTTTTCACCAGGCGAACGTGCCGAGATTTCAGATGAACCAGTCAGCTTCTTTACAGAGTTTTCCTTCATGCGTTCTGACTCAGGCAACTCGTCAACCCAAACCATACGGCGACCACGAAGCTCTGCCCAGTGGTAGAGGTCTGTAGATGAAGCCTGACCATCACCCTGAGCAAGAATGCTTGAGTCAAGAGGCCATGCATACTGCTGAGTACCCATTGCCTTAACCAATGCTTCAACAAAGGTGTTCTTACCAGAACCTGGAGGACCGTATACCAAGAACATCACGTCCTGGGTATTTAGACCAGTGAGCGTATAGCCAGCAGCCATCTGAATCCAAGCCTGAAGCTCTTTGTCGCCACCAGTTGCGTAGTCGATGAATTGTTCCCAACGGACGTTCTTCATTCCCTGAGTGTAAGAAACAGGGGCACGCTTCGTGATGTAGAGGTCAGGGCGACCACGCATCAATTCACCAGTACGGAGGTCGATAACACCGTTCTGAACACCAAGCAGGAACTCGTTTCCGTCCCAAGCTTCGACGGGGACAACAACACGAGGGTCAGAATTCGCACTCTCAATAGTCGCGTTCAGACGAGAGTTTGACTTCGCCTGATTAGCCCACTTCAAGACTTCATTCTTTTTGTCTTGGTCCTCGTAGTTCATCACTTCACTGGCAACGATAGGAGGAATACGCTTAGCAAGTTCTTTCATGCCAAGGTCTTCAGCATCAGGACGCCAATATTGACCGTCCCAGATGAACCAACCGATTCCAGGGCTGTATCGAACGGCATTGCCGAACGAGTCAACAAGTCGACGTCCATTACCGATATCGGACAGTGTGCGTCGTCCAGGGGTTCCACCCTCGGCTTCACTAATCGCATCAGGGTCTTTCGGGACATCTACGTTGCCGCTACTAAACGCTTCAGCAACAGACATACCGTTGTGAGCAGCTTCGGAGACAGCACCGCCGATAGTTCCAGGAAGAGATTCTGTAGGAGTAAGGCTATCTTCGTCGATAACAATTGATGTTGACTCAACGGTTCTAGGCTTCTGAGCAGCAGCAGTGCTTCGAGTTTCTTGCTGGCTACGCTGAGCCCATTCCTGAGCACCAGGCCAAATCTTTTCACCTACAGGGTTCTCGGCAACGAAGTCAATCGCACGTCGAGTATGCATAAGAAGCGAGTTAGGACCTTCAAGGTCAAGTGGCGGACGAACCTTCTCGTGGTTGAAACGAATCATCATCGTCTCAATAGCCATGCGAGCTTCGGCAGACGTTCCCAGCTTGTTTGCTAGAGCACACGCCAACTTATAGACGTCGACTGCACGAGAACCTTCTTCGATTCCCTCGTCCAACATCTTTTGAACGTCAACCTTTTCACCACGGAAATCAAGGTCGGACATAAAGCCCCAGTCTGATTCACCAAGGTGCATGCTTGAGCGACGGCTCTTCTTGCGGAGGTGCTGGAGGAGCTCTTCAGGAGCCTCCGCCATTTCAACTTCCCAGGGAGCGTGTCCTTCAGCCCACTCATAGTTGACACCAGAACCGTGACGGCTTGGGGCAATCATTACGTACCCGTTGTGCTTGATGTCGATACCAGAAAGCCCGAGAGCCTTGAGGTTTCCGATTAGCTGTTCGTTAGAGTCGACTCGATAAAACAGGTGGCGACCACGCACGGCTTTGCCCTTGTGCATGTATGTTCCCGTGTACGCCATAACGGTCTTAGGTAGTGCTCCAGCACCAACCTCTTCGTCAAACTTCTCAAACGATTCGATACCACCTGAACGAGGGTCGACGTCGATAACCATGAAGCCAGAAGGCTGGCAGAAAACACCAATGTTGTAGTTAGGGTTTGCGTTCCACCACGCCTGAACTACTGTCTGGTCGTTCGATGCACGAACGTTCCATTCGGAGATAGCGGGGTGCTTACCTACATCTTTAGGCTCACCGTGTGGCTGGTTACAGGTACAGCGACCAGTGTCGTCTAGGCCGTGGCAAGGAAGAATTTTCCAGCCAGCATTGGCATACCAAGAGGCACCTCGAAGCAGTTTTTCAGAGTGGGAGAGTTGTTCCATCTATTTAGCCACCTCGTCGTCCACCAATTCGTTGGCGGCAAACAGTGAGCTGAACCACACTTCTGCGTCAATCTTTGCGATATACGAGCGTTCACGACCAGTTTCGGTAGTAATTTTGGCTGCTTTTAACTCCCCGTTGTCTACAGCACGAGAAACTACCCTGGTCGGAAGCCCGTAAGTGAGTGCAACATTTCGGATACTCATCCTTTTTTGCGAAAGGTCCACTACATACTCCCATCTCTACGGTTTAGAACTCTACGGTACACCATCATCCGTCATTTTTCAATCATTTGAGTGATTTTAGTAATTTGATGTGTTTGAGACTACCATTCTAGCACGAATATTGGTCCGAACAATGACCCGTATAATTGTACTAATGTCGTCTACTCAGGAACACTAATACCCATGGATACCACTGGACTAATTCTGTCCGTCGCCGCCGTGCTCGGTGGGCTCGCCACGATTGTCGGAGCCCTATATGCAGTATATAAGGTAGCTCGCCGCATTGATGACGCTATCGGCGTTGACTCTAAGGGGCGGACAATCTCAGAGCGACTAGACCGAGTAGAACACCAGTTGTGGGAAAACGGGGGAAGCTCCTTGGCAGACAGAGTCAACCGAATTGAGCGAACAGCGGACCACACGTCCACAGAAATGACACTCATAAAAGACTTCATTATGACGGGCTCCCTAGCCCACCAGGAAGTCGTAGCCCCTGAGCCAGTAGCCGTAGTGAAGCGTAGGGCTCCAAGAAAAAAGGCTTCATAAATAGTCTAGGATTTTTCCCTGGTCTGTAGTATCATTAAGTGACGTATAACGAAATGAAGGAGTACGTATGTCACTATCAGACCGACTCAATGAGTCTACAAAGACTCAGCCGAAGTTTTGCAAGATAGGAGCCGTTCTCTCCAGCACTCAACTAAGTGCTGAAGATAAGGTCACTCTAGGTCAATTTATCGACGTTCCTGAAGGAACTCCTGGCCGCCTCACCAATGCAGCTATTGCCTCGGCCCTACGTGCCGAAGGGTTTGACATTTCTAACAGCAGCATGGACCGCCATCGAAGCGGACAATGTGCCTGCCGTGGAGGGAACAACTAATGGGACTCAGCGACACACTGCACAATATGGCGAGTCCAGGCAAATCTGGCTCTGACATGAAGTCACTACAAACTCCAGAACAGTGGCGTTCTCGGATGGACGTAGACACCAAGAACGGCGGGTTCGTCGTCTCTCAGCCTGTGCCAGCTGGAGCCAACCTAGACTCACGCGAGATTCTAGAAGAGTTTGGAATGGACCCAACCCACTGGGAGGTCACCTCAATCCGTCGAGGTAAGTGGCAGCGATACGACGGCGAGTATTTGGAGTCGATGCGAGTCAATGTTGTGCCCGCTGGAACTGCAGCCGTAGACCAACTCGATGCTGAAAAACTTGTAGACGAAATCAAAAAGTGGCGTCCTGCTGCTGGAATCAAGCAAGCTACTGGAGATGCATCATTTGCAGCCTTCCCTGCTGACCAGCAGATTGGTAAGAAGACTGGTTCTGGCGGAACCCAGCAGTCAATCGACCGCCTACTCCAACTTACTGAATCAGCCGTTGACCGTTTTCATGGCTATCGCCGCATGGGGCTAAACCTTGGAACTATCACTCTAGGTCTTCCTGGCGACCACGTCGAGGGTAACGTCTCTCAGAATGGACGCTTGCAGGGTCTAGCAGCATCGGACCTCGGATTGACAGAGCAGGTCCGTGTCGCACGTCGACTTCTTATGGCCCAGATTAAGGCATTTGCTCCCCTGGCTGAGAATATGATTGTCCCTGTAATTAACGGAAACCACGACGAGGTAACTCGAATGGTGGCCGCTGACCCAGCAGACGGATGGAACGTCGAGATTGCTTCCGCAGTTCAGGACGCCTGTGCTGAGAATCCAGCACTGCAGCACGTTGACTTCCGATTCCCTGGCTCTGGACACCAGACGCTAGTAACCGAAATTTGTGGCGTACATCTCGGTATGTTCCACGGACATCAGGCCAACCAAAACAACGTTCTTAAGTATCTGTCGCAGCAAGCAGCTGGACAGACCGCTCTCGGGTTGGCTGACATCTGGGTTTCGGGACACTTCCACAACTTCCGCACTATGGACATTGGTGACCGATTGTGGTGCCAGTGCCCTACTACTGACCCTGGCTCGGAGTGGTTCCGCGACCGTGCAGGTCTTGAATCAAAGCCTGGACTTCTGACGATGGTATTTGGTGGCTCATATGACCCACGTGAATTTATCAGCGTTCTCCCTGTGAGGTTGTAGTGCCATACTCTAACCCTGAAAATATTGAATGGGTTACATGGGCTTTAGAGCTTAAGCAACCTAAAACGATTTTAGATATTGGCCCTGGTGCAGGTAAATACGGAAAACTAGCCAAAGAGACTCTGCCAAATGTAGAGACGACCTGCGTAGAAATCTGGGCACCATATGTGTCAAAGTTTTCGCTACACGATATTTACGACGTCGTTCACATTTCTGATGCCAGAATTTACCAGCCTCAGTTTGTTTATGACATGACCATCCTGGGCGACGTGCTGGAACATATGTCGAGAGCAGAAGCAGTAGCCCTCTGGAAAAAGACAATGCGGTACTCAAGGTCAGCAATTATCTCTATCCCAATCATCCACTACCCTCAGGGTGATTTCGACGGAAATCCGTTTGAGGTTCACGTAGAGGACCACTGGACCCACGAAGAAGTATTAAACTACTTCCCTGGAATCACTGGATACAGAACTTTCGACACAGTCGGTGTCTACATCGCAGAATTTGAGAGATAAAAATGAAAGTAGCCGTATATACAATTGCTAAGAACGAAGAGCAGTTTGTCGAACGCTGGTATGAGTCAGCAAAAGACGCTGACTACCTCCTAATTCTTGACACTGGCTCAACTGACGGTACTCGCAAAAAAGCTCTAGAGTTAGGAATCCATGTAGACGTTGTCCACATCAAACCTTGGAGATTCGACATAGCGAGAAACTCTAGCTTGGCAATGATTCCAGACTACATTGACTACTGCATTGCTTTGGATATGGACGAAGTTTTGGTTCCTGGTTGGCGTGAAGAGCTCGAAAAGGCTCACGCTCAGGGAGCGACGCGACCTCGATACAACTACACATGGTCGTGGAATGAAGACGGGACTCCTGGACTCCAATATGGTGGAGACAAGATTCACTCTAGATTTGGATATCGCTGGAAGCACCCAGTTCACGAGACTCTAACTCGATATGGAACAGAGCCAGAGACTCAGTGTTGGATAGACCTCCAGATTGAACATCATCCTGACAACACCAAATCTCGTGGGCAATACTTTCCTCTGCTGGAGATGGCTGTCGCTGAGGACCCTGAAGACGAGAGAAATAGATTCTACTTTGCACGAGAACTGTATTATCACAAGCTATACGAACGTGCAGCAGACCAGTTCAGAATTTATTTGAACAACAAAAAAGCAGTCTGGGCACCAGAGCGTTCGGCTGCATACAGATTCTTGGCTAAATGCGAGCCACACAAAGCCGAGATGTATCTATCAAACGCATACTCAGAAGCACCAGACCGACGAGAGGCAGCAGTAGAACTAGCCCAGTTCTACCACAACACCAACCAGTGGGAAGAGTGCTACAAGTACGCGAGTTTAGCTCTACAAATCGAGAACAAACCGCTGGAGTATCTCTGCGAGAATTTTGCATGGGGGGAAGTTCCTTATGACCTTATGGCACTCTCGTCATACCACTTAGGTAAATACGAAGAAGCTTTGATTTATGGAGTCAAAGCGTTAGAGCTTTCACCGAACAATGAACGGCTACAAGCCAACATCGGCTTCTATAAAGAAAAAGCCCTACCAAACACTAAGAGCCTTTTTTCTTTTTAGATAAACGCTTCTCTACTTTTTCAGAGCGTGCATTGTGATACGCGTTAACCGCATTCGCACTAGTACGACTTCTCCAGATAAACCCACAGTCAAGACACTCAACTAGACGCATGGTTGTCCACCGACCGCCTTCAGGGTTGTCCGCGATGTGTGTAGTCAGTCTGCTGGTTCTCGCTGTGCAATATGGACATTGAGGGTACCTGTCTCGACGAATCTCTTCTCCATCAGCGTTGACAGACAAGGCTCTACGGATTTCGTTCTCGTCTCGTCCACCCCAGACGCCCCAAATTTCCTTAGACTCTAGGGCCCATTTAACGCAGTCCTTTCGGACTGGACATTGGAAGCACAAGTTCTTTGCCGCATACTTTTCCTGGGGGTCAGCCGAGAAAAAGAACTCTTTGAATTCTTCATACTCAGGCTTTCCACATTCGGCATTTATCTGCCATCTTAAATCAGTAGGTTTCCACATACACACCAACGAGAGTAATCGCTACTGGCTCTTCTACGAAATCTCCGTAAAAAGTTTCACCAGCTTCTGAACAAATGATTAAGTCGTCAGTCGTTTCGTCAGTTCCAGCGTATAGATGTGAGACAACACTGGACTCCACTTTTCGGTAGCCTTGACCCAAGCTGTCGACAATGCCGTCTCTTTGGAGAGCCGAGGCCAGTGCTCGAGCCACAACATCATGCTCAAACCCAATGTGGTCCTCCGTATAAAAGTATACGAAAGAGCCCTCTGACGAGGGAGCCTCGCCAGGCCATTCTCGCCAGAGGGTCTCGCCTCTTCGTTTATCTTTAGCCATCTATAATCACCTGAGTTTAATTATACCTCAAGTGTGGCTAAAATTCGCTGTATTTACTCCACAGGCCAGATATATTCGTAAGTTTCTGGGCGGCAGCCAGAGTCTTCTGGCCACTCAAACTGGGAATACCACTCGTAGTTTTTATTGAGAAGTGCGGTACGGTGGCTTGATGCGATGTCTTTGAACTGACTGAAGTCAGATAGCCAGGTCGGATTAGTAGAGCTTTGGTCAATAATCTCTAATTCGATAGCACGCATAATGGTGGCCTTAGCCTTGTCACCAATAGTGGATTTGTATCCACGACGTTTCCACTCTGCCACCATCTCTTCAATGTAGAGGTAAAGAGCCATCTCGTGTCCACGCCACATCTTGACCGCTGGGTGGTTGACCCAACCTTTAGGTGTTCGGTGATTTCCCTGCGGGTCAAGCTCAAGCAGAGTCATAAGAATCTGCCAGCCCTCAAGAGCCTGCTTGTTGAGTCGCTGTCGGTCCAACACCTTAGCGATGTCGGAGAAGCTAGTTGTTTCTGGTACAAATGTTTGCATAAGTAAACCCTTTCTATATTGAATAATACAGAAAGGGTTACCTATTGTCAAGTAGCTTTAGCGGGGAGTCCCAAAGTTCACGGCTGCGTTTCTCTTTAGTGACGCATAAACCATGACTTCAAACTTTGCCTTAGCTGGTTTGTCTTCAGACTCCTCTGGCGTTGTGACCAGAAATTCCATATCGAGCGAATCAGAAATGTTGTCAGAGTCAACACCCAAGAATTCGCTAATCTGCTCCTCAGCAATTGACGTTGCTCCAGAGAGAGTGTCGGCATATACAGTAATTGCAAACTTGGCTTTAGACATTATCGAACTCGCTTCTGTAGGTTTTCTGGCTGGAAGTGTGCTCCGTCAATGGACGGCTGCTTTCCGTCAGTTGAGTTCACAATGATGTCACCAGAACGCACAGCAGTGATGACGCAGCGGCGACCATTGTAGAGGTGGCCCTTTTCTCCGTTGAATGCGTCTGCCTTCAATCGGACCTGGTCACCCACAGTCATCTGACCACGCATAGCATCTACCCAAACTTCATCCTTCTTTTCAGGAGTGATGGAGTAGCCCATACCAACCTTGGCAAGGATTTCAAGTGCTTCTTTTGCCATCTCTGGCGGCATGTCAATAGATTCCCAGGTCTCAAGCATCTTGAGAACTGCCTTACCTACGCCAACCTTAATTTTGGCTTCAGCAAACTGCTCTTTGATTTTGTCATAGTTTACGTGCATGAGTCCTCCTACAGGTTCATCGTTTCGTAAAGAGTCTTTGTGACTTCTAGTTTACTAGGGATTGCGTTTAGGTATTCAGTTTTCTGTGACCTGGACATCTTAGTCCTATCAGCAACAGTCATCTCTTCTACCGAAGCAGCAAGCACAGACCAGGAGGAGCCAATGATGTGGCTTTCTTTCCACTCCGTAACTACTGGTGTCTGTAGGTTCATTGACTGAGCATATCGATAGCTCCACCACGTACCTTGACGCCGTTCAGGAGATAACAAAACTCCAACGGACCGAGAAATCTGCTGAGCCACGTCGACGTCAGTAGAGCCCTTGTTGATTTTCATTGGACTGCCAGGTAGGGCCACAGTCTTTAGAAGTTTCTTAGTCCAGTGTGGAGTCGGTGTATCGTAAACCCACTTATCCACCCTCTCAATTGGCTCCGAATTCGATGATTCAAGTAGAAACGCATCCGAATGGATACCAACAAGACAATCACCTACTGTGTTAGGAAGCAGGTTATACACATCTTTATCAGACTTCCAAGGCAACGCTGGGTAAAGTGTTTTAGGCCAGTTCTGCGTGTAGAGCTTTTCTACTGCAGACATCACAGAGTCTTTGAGAACAGCATTCGTCGACACTTCGGCATAGTTCTTTCTGTATGAGAAGAAAGGCTTCACTAGGGAGTCGGGAGAGCTGACGGCAGACTTCAACGAGACGCCAATCTGAGAAACAGTAGGTGCATCGATAAACAAGAACAACTTGTCCGAGCCCCACAGTGTGTTGATGGTGGATAACGCACCATAAGCTTTAATAGCACTGAGGCTTGTAATGGGGGTAACCCCAACCAGGACCGCGTCGAACTTATCGAGGGCTGATTTAGTAGGAGAAATCTCTGGGTCTGACCACACTACTTCGTGGCCCATCTCCGTCAATACGTCATTCAGTACACCAGCAAAGGTGAGGGACCGTCGATTGGCTTTCTCTGACACATGGGAGGCGGTCATCCCAGTTAGAAGAATTCTAGACATTACATACTTTCTTATTAGTGAGTTGAGGGGCACTGTCACTAGGACAGTACCCCCCAACGAGCGTTCATTAGAACGGTGAAGCAGGTGCTTCGCTGACTCCAGGAGCCGCAGGAGGTGCAGGCGGAGCAGGAGGTGCAGGCGGAGCAACAGGAGCACTTGCTACTGCAGGAGCAGCAGGTGCAGCCATTCCAGCGGC